TGGGGAGGAACAGTCACCAAGCCTGTCAAAGCCGTTTTGATAAATGCTCCAAATATAGGAGAATGCCCAGACTGAGCAGCGACAAAAAGAATCCAAATAAACCTGTTTCTATTTTGATTTCGCCCAAAATATCTTATATTTTAAATATAAGAACAAGAAATAGTATAGGAGAAAAGAAAATGATTAAGTGTAAAGTGGCAAAAGTAGCATTAGCAATATCCGGAGCAGTGTCCTTATCAATAGTAGTAGTAGTAATAGTACACACAACAATAGTAGCACCAATGGATATGCGTATACCATTATTTACGACAGTTGAAGTAGCAAAAACAGTATTTGGAACGCTTGGAGTAGCATTATATGCATCAGTATTAGCTTTAGTACTTGAATCGGGTTGGTAAATTTTTAGAGAAATAAAATATTTTTCATTTTGATTCTGCCCAAAATAGGTTATACTTTATATATAAGGGCAAATAGAAACATTTTTAGGAGATGAAAAAATGAGTAATTTGTTAAAAACAGTAATTGCATTTGGAGGAGTATTTTTTATATTCCTAATGATTCTGCACCTTGATAATATATCGTTTCAAAAGGAAGTAGATGCTGTATGCAAAGATATTCACGCGACAATAGCAAAGCAGAACAGGGGCGATGAATGGTATGTGGAAGAACAGCGTCAAGCAGAAGAAGAAATAAAAGAAAGAAAGCAGAAAGCTATTGATGCCATGTCCCCGACAGCACGGAGATTAGTTAAGGCAAAAATAAGAAGAAATGAGGTCAGTGTGAAGCAGAAGAAGAACTATGCTGGGGCTGGATTTAGTATTTGGGACGGATCACATTCAGGATTGAAAAAATTCGTAAAACAACGTATGCATAACCCTTCCTCATTCAGGCATGTAGAAACAAAATTTAATGCGGATGAGGCAGATCATATACTTGTTAGAATGACATATCGAGGAAGTAACGCGTTTGGCGGTATTGTTACAAATTGGATACTTGCCCGCGTAGATTACAGCGGTAATGTTATTAGCATCAGCGGCCAAGGTTAATTTAAGTAGGGGTACCGTAAGACCAGTTATAAGGAATATTGCGGTACAATCAATGCCAGATACGTTAACATAGAGGAAAACTGAATCATTATGAAAAGAAAACCCCAACATGTATCAAATATTCTTCCCGCAAACTCATGGGAGGGACAACGAGCGTTCATTATAGGAGGAGGACCCTCTCTACGGGAAATGTCCCTAGGCGATCGAAAAGCTCTTACAAATGAAAAAGTAATAGGAACGAACAAGGCATTCCGTGACTTTCCTTGTGATATCAATGTGGTCTTGGATCGAGGATTATATCAGAAATTGTACTTTCCAAAAAAGGAGGAGCAAAAAGAACTATCGCTGCGTTTCAAATACTGGGAGGGGATCAAGATATTTGCTAATTGGAAACCTTCTTGGAATTGGGTTCCTGATTCTAAACGGTATATATTTGATGTGTTGAAAAAGAAAGAATTGAGCTATGATCCAGACAAAATTTACTGTGGCAATAATAGTGGCTTTGCAGCAATGATGCTCGCTGTAGCTTTGGGAAGTAGGGAAATCTACTTATTGGGAATGGATATGCAAACTCAAGGTAAAGTAACCCATTATCATGAGGGTTATAGAGGGCAGTCTCCATTGGTTTTAGAGGATCATTTGAAGCAATTCCGAAAATGCTTCACGGAATTTGCTCCGATATTAGCCGAGGCTGGAGTAAAAGTATTTGATTGTTCATTAACGGGGGCCCTACAATGTTTTCCGAAAGTAAAGGTGGACTGTCATACGGACCAGTCCACCCCGGAGAGACTATAACAAATTGTCTACTTCGTGCTCATGAAATTCGTAGTATTGCTGGCAGGTCAATTTCGTCGTTAAATCATCCACCCGTTTCGTTTTCAGGATTTCGTAATCGGCTGCAAACGTAGTTGTGTCCCCTAGTATAAAGATATCTCCCTTCGTAGGCACAGTGTCCCAAACAGAATCTATTCGGATTATATTATTAGAAGAGGATTCCACATTATACATTTCAATTTTTTCCACACCATCATCATCAATGGAACGAATAGCAATTCGTGAAGTATCTGATATTTCTGGTACATCGTCTTCCGGAGTATCTATTTGAATAGAATTATCTCCTAATACTTGTGTTATAGAACCACCACATTGAGAATCTTTGGTGAAAACAGGATGAGCAACCCTTACTCTATCGCCTATTCTAGCAGAAAGAGCTTGAATATTTACTTCAAATTCTAATCCAATTTTGACATTTCTATTTCTAAGAATTTGTTCTGCTCCATATCTCCAAGCCATGGATTCACTATTACAGAACATTCGTTCAATCGTTGCACTACCTCGAAAGGTCTTTGAAGTATCTGTGGCAGTAATTTGTGATCTATCATAATTTGATTTATATTCCACAATTACTTCAGAAGCTCGATCTTCCTGATTTAGAAAGAAAACTCTAAATGCGGATTTTTGTATATTAGCAATATTGAATATTTGAGCTAACTCTCTTGGTTGTTCCACAACTATTGAAAGATCATGGCCATTCCAAACTGGACAGGCATTAGAGGATTCGCAAATCTTTCTTACAGCTTCCCATCGGTTACTATGAACATCAAAGCCACCATTGAAAGTAAATCTTGTTTCTTCCGTACCTCCAAAAGCTGCTGAATTTTTAATAGTTTGTGAGCAATAATTTGAGAAATCTAAAAAACTGCCTAAATCAATTTTACTAGGAGGCAAACCACGATAAGATCGTACTACATATGGTAAAACAACTTCTTCCCATTCTTCCTCTGGTAATGTGTTCTTTTTTTCATGCAAAGCTTCCACTTCTAGTACACCCAAAGCTCGATTATACATTCTCATATCATCCAAGCATCCCTGTAAATTGGAAGGCTGGCTTTTTTCGAATTGATCGCAAAAACCAATATAAAGATTAGGATTATTTGGTTGTGGAATAGTTTCAAGATAATCTGAACCAACAGGCAAACCATTCACATAAAATATACAAGTTGTTCCTGTTCTAACAAAGGCAACATGATACCAGGTATCTATATTGGGTTCCCAAGTAGTGCTGCTTGCTATACCATCTCGTGTGTAAAGCCATAATTTCTTAGTGGCAGAATAATATCCAAAAGCCCATTGATGAGCAATACTGCCATTATCTGTTCTTCCCATAAAAGCGTGGAAAAATTGTGAAGCATATCCAGAATTAAACTTTACCCAACCAGCAATGCTAAAATCATTAGAAGTGATTTGTAAAACGTCATTATCTGGAACAATCCCATATCTTATCCCTTGCAAATCAAATGCCCCATCTATTTCACCAGTTGTATGTAAAGTAGAAGACCAACCTCCTATTATTTGCCCAGTTAATCCTGAAACAGAAGAATCTGCAAAAACATTCGTATCGGCATTTTCATCCAGTTTCCAATGCCCTACGAGTCCTTCTTCCGTTAAGGCAGCATAATCCTGTTCCTCTCCAGAACTTCCACCTGAAATTAATGGACTTGTTAAAGCATTATAAAGTATCCAAGCATAATCTGTGGTATATTCAATTGATTTCGTATCTTCATCGCTATATACTTCACAAACTCGACCTTCTTGTTGCACTGAACATTGAAAACTACCAGATAATTGATCAGTAGCGGTTACTCGAATACCTATAAGAGCTAAACCTGGATAGACAAATCCATCCGAATACACTCGTCTAACTGCATTCAATTGAAGAACATCCCCATATAATTCAGAGACCTCTTCTTCGGAAGTTTTAGTTAACTTCACTTTATACTCGGTTCCCCGTGATATACTTACTGGACTACCTCCAGTATGTGTATCTTCATTATTGTAGGAAAGCAAATAATTGGCTTGATGAGAAGCCTCGGCATTTTTTTCTACTAATGTTGACCAAACTTCTGTTCCTACTTCAGCTATTTCAATTTTGAATCCCACAGAATGATTAACGATAGTATCTCCAGAAATGAAATATAATCCCTGTGGAAAGGATATTTCAATATCTAATCCATCATAATTATCATTTTTAATTACATAGGTATAGGGAGAACCATAGGAAACAACTACTTGTGGTCTGGCTTCCAGCTTTACTCCATCAGAAAACAAAGATATAGCGGATTGATGCAGTGTTCCGTATCTCTCTTCATATTGTACATCGGAAAAATTCTGTATGGGCTGGTTATTCTGAAAGAAAATGTTAGCCCCAAGATCACCAGTAGTAATTCCTTCAACTGGGCCTCTACCATAAGCGATAACGGCATTCAACACTTGAGCTAGTCCAGTTGGTGAAGGTTCCGTCCATCCATGTATGATATTCCCGTATAATGGATTATCTCCATAGAATTTTGCGATAACAGCTCCAGCTTGCTGCAATGTTTGTGGGCTCCATCCAAAAAATTGTGCCTGTGCCATATTTTGTTGCTTAAAAGTGGTATCACTTATGTCGGGATCTGGAGCTAAAGACTGCACCAATAACCCTATTCCATAAGAAATAGCCATTTTGAAAGCAAAGGTAAGCATAGCGGAGGAGGATATGGCAGCCCAAATAGCGGCAACTGGTCCCCCTAGATTTGGAGTAAAAACTACTTGATCGCCGGGAAAAACTTCTATGGTGGGCCATTGATTTTCTGGAAAAAGTTTTCCACTAATTCCAACAAGCCAATTCCCAGAAGGAAGATATATATCACAAATATTTTGTAAAGTAGTAGGATTTTTGTATTCTATTTCTCTACTTTGTGATTTAGCGGTGAATATGTTATGAACAGTTGTGAGAATTATTTTCTCAGTTGTCGCTATTATTATGGCCATACCTATAAAAACCTTCCCGCATAAATTTCCACGTTATATTATTTAATCTGCTGATTATAACTCCGGTCGATTTACGAATATGGATAAATTTTGTACATCCAGGAAGCACTGTACCCACATGAAATAAATTTCCTAATTTTTTGAAAGCGACTATACAATACGGCTCTGCTTTTATTATTTGTGTATACTCCTTTTTTGCTTCCTCCATCTTCGCAGCTCTAAGAAGTTTATCTACCAGAATATCCTTATCTGGTAAAAAAATGCCTGCTCTTCTGCTTATCTCCTGGCATAATGTGTAGCAATCCCAACCAGGGTCACCGTGCCCACCCCATTCAAAAGGCATTCCTATAAGATCTTCTGTTTCTATCTGCTTTATCATACTAACTTGATTGTTCCAGCACCTAATCCTATGAACGCCATATATCTGTTACTGTTTTGCCGACGTCGGCAATCAGAAAGTGTTTTTCTGCAGTATCTAAAGCTAATTTTGCCCCCTGAAGTATATGCTCCACTATATTCAGTTGCTGTGGTTCCAACTAATGAAATATGCGTGGAATCTGTTGCTGTGGCTATGTAATCACCATCCAAAGCAGATATGCCATTTATATCTTCAAGTGTAATAGCATCTCCATCAACAAAAGTATGGGAAGCTACCTCTACAATTACTTCCGCTGCTCCAGAAATATCCACATCTACAATATCTAGACCAGTATAACCACAATCAAAGTCTTTCCATTCATTATCACAACCTTCTGGAAGATATCTTCCTTCCGGGAAAGCATGAATCAATAAATTGGGCATACCCACTTCTAATGATATCCATTTCCAATCATAGGATCCGAATAAAATATCAAAGGTGATATCCATTTCAGAATAATCTTCTTCTAGATATTCCAAATTCACCCAAATAAATCGAACGGTGGACCCTATTATTCGATCTGGATCCTGTAATTCATATTCTAAAGGAAAAATGACATTACTAATTTTCAAAGTTGAACAGGTTAAAGATCCATCTGAAGATTGTTCTATAAAATCATAGTTAAAATTAAAGGGTCCAAATTCATGCTCTTCAAAGATAACTTCCTTCTTCCACTGAGCTATTCGGTAAAACGTTCTATCTATAAATTCAAATTCAAGCAATAGTACCCAAGGATTCTCAGATCTTTTAGTATTCTTTTCAGCATTGAGTACTCCAGATAATCGAGATCCGGCTTCTCTGGTAATTACCGTTAATTCAATTTCTACATTTACAGACCAGCCAGTTCCACCTGTTTCAACCACAGCACAAAGGTAGTCTCCCATATCGCCTGAATCAACTGAAGCCATTTCATATGTGCTAGAAGTTTCTCCTGCTAATATTACACTATTTAAGGACCATTGATAAGTAAAAGTAGCGGGTTCTCCAGCAACTACAACTTCTAAAGTAATAGCGGTGCCTGCATCCAATTCTGTATCTGGAGTTTGTGATACCAAATATGGATTTATTCCTAATACCATATTATTAGATGTAGCTGAACCAGCAACATTGGTTGCTACACAATAATAAATTGCTGCATTTTCTATTTCTACAGCACCTAAATCAATAGAGTCACTTGTTTCTCCAGATATAGCTTCACTATCTTTATACCATTGATAAGTAGGATCAGGAATCCCTGCTGCGGTAATAAAAAAAGAAACAGAAGTACCATGATCTACTGTTATACCCGTAGATTGATCTGAAATAATAGGGGCCACCGCCATTATTTCTGCAGCACCTAAAACAGAATAAATTATACTTCCGTCATTAGCATTCAAACCATACTGATAAACTAAATCAGTATCAAAAACACTAACATTAACCGTTTGCCCATCTTCATTTATTGCTTTATAACCTACAGCAATGAGTTTAGCAGAAGAACCATACCCCATAGCGGATATTTCTTGTATATTAGATCCGGTTTCATATGAAGCAACAACGGTTCCATCCGCAGGATCTATTTTCCAAATAGATGCGGATCCGCTACCTACAGATCCTACAACATACAGATAACCATTTGGGTGCAAGATCATATCATAAAGATTGTTAGACCCCAAATTCCGAACCCAATCATAGACATTGCCATTATCTATTGGGTAGCCCCGCACAGATCCAGCACTAAATGCACCTCTATCTCTAATTCCGTATACTTTAGTATTGATAAGACCGTTAGAAACAGCTTTGCGAGATTGTCCTGAATTGTAATAGACGAAGTAAGTTTCAATATTTGTTCCATCTGCTCGATTAAGAAGAGCAATGGATTTTGCCCCAACACTTCCAACTTTATAGGCGAACAAGATATCCCCAGGATTGGTAAAAGAAACACCTTCTCCATCTGTTCCTATTGCAGTTGACCACACTTCCACACCGGACGGATCAAGTAAATGAATATTGGTTCCAAAAGTATCATGAGCGATGGCAAGATATTCAGAACCATCTACTGCTAAATCATTAACGAAATCGCCGCATTCAAAAATTCCATTACTTGCCCAAGTGGTATCCAATAGAAAATTACTATCATATTTGTAAACAGCTGTGCCAAGCCCAACATACACATTTCCAGAAAAAGCACGAGCTATGGCCTCTACATTACCAGAAGTTGTAGCAAGACTATTAGTTATAGATATGGAAGAACCAGTATCTGTAACTTCCCATAGGGATGCTCCATCATATCTTGCTCCACCTATATAAAATACGCTCATATTTTACTCCTATTATAGGCGTTGGAATCCTTGAGTTATTGGTCCACCGGCTTTTATATCTTTCATAATGATTTCAGTAACTATTTCTTCTGGTGATGTTTGTACTCTTCTCTGTTCAAGTGGAATACCTGTTTTATTAATCAGTGTATTTTTCAATTCCACAACAACAGGAATCGTTTTACCTGCTTGAACTACCTCTTCTCCCCTGTGGGCTATTATAGGAACTTCACCTGTCCGTAGGCCCACTAAGCCACCATTCTTGAAGGACGGAGCCCCTGCAAACGCTAAGGGGGATATCTGACGGCTTTTAGGCATGTTTCCTACCGTTCCTCCACCATAAGCACTGGCTGCAGAAAAGTCTGGCACAAATGGAGCTGAAGGCACTGTAGCTGGAGCAGCGGTTGCTGTTTTTGCGGCTCCCCCTAAAACATTAGCAAATAATCCAGTTGCCGCTTGCTTTACCAATAGATTCACTAATTCTTTACCTATGCCTCTTAAAAATTCATTAATCGCTTCAGAACCCTTTTTAGCTTCAAGAATCATGGAAGTCATTCCAGAAGCAAAAGCATCCCGCATTGTAAATGCTGTATCAGATGCAATTTCACCCCAGGTCATCATTTCATCCTTCATCTTCATTCCTGCAGCTTTCACCCCATCAAAAAAGTGTTTGGAGGAAGCTAGTCGCTCTGTGTCTAAATTATGTAATTGTTCATTGACCCATGTTTCTACGGTAATTCGATCCATACCCTTTTGTAAATAATCTACTTTTAGATCCTCGAGTATTTGTTTTTCTCGTGTATAAACAAATTCCGTCATTTTACCCATTTGTCCCTGCATGGAACGATAATTATCAGCTATTTGTTTGTTAACTTCCATTATTTCTTTTTTCTGGTCTTGAACTAATTTTTGAGGAAATTCAGACACTGAAAAACCTAGCGGACCCAATTCTGAAGGAAAATCCATTCCTGTAAAATCTAGAGGATCAGATAGATTATAGAAAGATGAAAAAGGTTTTGGTTCTGGAGGAGTAGGTAACTGTCCACCCTGTAGACCTTGTAAAGCCTCTATTTGCTTTCGTCTACCAGCAACAATATCTGTAATAGCATTTTTAAAGGTAGATGCAGATGCCGCCAAAGATATCTCCATATCTGCAGCAGCTTTTGCTAAAGCAGTTCCAGATTGCATTAAATTTATTCGTCCGGCAGCAATAGCAGGAGATATAGTAGATATCCAACCAAGAACACCTTTTGGAGATCCTAATTCAGCTATAAATTTACCTAATTCTGAACCAAATGTTTTGATAAAAGCTGTTGCAACTAGCTTACCACCATGATAGAAAGTATTTGATAAAAATTTGATTAAAAATTCTGTTTCAATTTTTACCCGTTCAAATGCTATTTTTATCCCCCCAACCCAATCATTTTTCATAAAAGATATAAAAGTTTTTAGATCAGCAATAACTCTACCTGTAGCATCTATAAAAGTTTGAGCCCAATCTAAAATAGCTACCTTATTATTCACTAACCAATTGCGAACAGCTATTCCAACATCTGTTACTGCAGGTAATAATTTCATACCAAATTCTATAGCCAGTTCTTTTACTAAACTCCAAATTGATCTAAACACATTGGTTGCACTACCTAATGTTCGTGCCATATCTCCTTGAGCTTGCTCCGTTTGTTTCATAATGGAACCATATCGAGCAGTAACTTTTTCTGCTTCCGTCATTACTCCCACACCGTCCCATATTCCAGCATTTAGAGCATATTGCTTAATATTGGTCTCATTTACAATAATACCTAATCTCTTTAACGCTTCTGCTTCCCCAGTGACACCAGCTTGCAATTTTATGAAGGCCTCTTCAGGTTTTAGATTATAGAAACTCGCAATGTCGTACGCTAATTCAGTTAAACCCTTACTCATATCTGCTGCTCCTTCAGCACCAAAGCCCATACTAGTAAACATAGCATTAAAAACAGATACGCTTTTACGAACTTCAAAAGCATTCATATACAAAGCTTTAGAAAGTTCCTCGGACCATTTTCTAGTAGATGCAGCCATGCCGCCCATAGTAACTTCGAAAAGGTTTTCACTTTCTTGTGCGTCCATTGCCATTTTAATGGAGGCGGTTCCTACTCCAAGTAAAGCTACCACAGCCCATTTAGCATACTGTTTTATTTTATTAAAAGCGGATTTAGCAAAGGAGGCCATTTTACTAAAAGCTGCTCCTGCCATAACCGACATTTTTTTAGCTCTGGCAGTTATGCTAGTGGCAGTTTTGGAGAAATGCTGCTTTATGTCATTTAACTGGGCTTTAATCTGGCCCTTTTCTATTTCAATAGCAACTTCAGCCGTTAAGAAATTCAAAGTACTCCTCCTAACCTTTCAATCCAATATTCTCTATTATGATTAGTAGTCATGTGACAACTTCTGCATAAAGAGATTAGGTTTTCTTCTTCACAGTTATTCTTATCATAATCGATGTGATGGACATCTAAAGCACGATCCAACTGCTCTTCCCTAAGTTTACAGACCTGACAAGTATGATCGTCTCTATCTCTAATCTGTTCCTTCAACTCTTCATTAAATTCAAGTGGATAATATCTATTATAATCATCTCCTTGCCAGTTCCAATGATTTTCCCCACTTATTTTAGCACTATGTTTCGCCCCTGCATCAGGGTGATCTGCAAAATATTTCAACCTGGAGGCACTCATTTTCTCCGCGGTTTCCGGATGTTCAGCATGGTGCTTCAGCACGCCGGTACTTATTTTCTCTCCAATTTCAGGATGCTCAGCATGGTGTTTCAGTATGGAAGCACTTAATTTAGCTCTATTCTCAGGATCTTCATAATATTTCTTCCTAGAGGCACCCATTTTCGCCCCAGTTTCTGGATGTTCAGCATGATATTTCTTCAAGGAAGCACCATGTTTGGCTCTTATTTCTGGTGTTCGTTCATATACTCCACGTCTCATTTTCTCTCCTCTTAATATAATATTTAGAGACACTTAATATTATACTGAACTACGTCCCCTTTTCTCTAGGTTCAATGGGCATTTCAGTTAACTCGTCCTCAACAGCATAACAGATAAGCATATTTTCAAACATATATTGTATGTTATCCGGGTGATATAGCTCAATCGTAGCTATTACTGCTGCATGATCTAATTTTCCGCTAGGGAGAAGTTGTGATCGAACCAATCGATATATTTCAATTATCGGTTCATTTTCCGAGAACAATTCCACATAGCACCCTTCACAGGGGGCCTCCTTGCCTCTTCCTTCGTGCACCCTCACGCATTCTTCACAACCTACTGCTCCAAGTCGCCAGGTGAGGAACTCCCTAAGTTTTTTACTCGTTCCTCCTCTTCCCTGAGTTTATCTTCATCATTTGCATCCGCTACTGCGTCATTACTTTCAGATAATTGATCTAAAGCTTCCGTTATAAATTTAACAAAATCTAAACTTTTCATCATTCTAGCTTTGTTCATTGCATTGCATTCTGCATCTACACCATCCAGTTGGACATTTTCCCAATCCACAATACAGTATTGCATAGTCAATAAAAAGGCTTGGGCAGTATCCTGTTTCTTTTGTTCAACCATCCGACCGCGAATCGCTTTATTCTTGGAAGTGGTTGTATCTCTTTCAATACTATTCGCTTGATCTATGGAAAGTTCCCGTAAACAGATTCCTCCTTGATCCTGCTTTGCTTTGTTGAACCAAAACCAAGTGCCTTCGTTCTTTGAACTGAAATTAGCCATCATTCTCTCCTATTAAATAAATTCTGATTAAATTAAAAGTTACAGGGGAGTCCCTCCACGTGGGAACTCACCAAATACAGGGTAGTTCTATGAAGACGTAGTAAAGGTCTTATCCGCTCCATACACTTTACTTGTGTCCTCTAATTCAATAACTGCTCGATAATGGTAAGTGGTTAATGCATCCAAACCAGTAATAGCGTTATCAAAAATATCAACAGCGGTCAATGTAGTAGCACTAACGGAAGTATCTGTGCCATAACTCGTGGTTGTTCCATATTCAAAATATGCATCAACAGAAGTTTCTTCGCCAATGGAAACTAACTCACCTATAAGTGTGACGCTATCTGCAGCTTCATCAAGTGCCCCTATTGTATTGCATGATACTGAAGAAGTAGATGAATTCAATTTCATCTTACCAGAAACCTTCAGTGAGCAAGCAACAGTGAGCAAACCAGTCTTATCCACCGATACTTCATCATACTTCGTAACCGAAGCGTAACTTGCAGGATCAGTTGTACTATCTAATTCAAGATAATTAGTAGCACTAAAGTACAAACGTAGATCCGTTATTTGTGTTTCATCATTGAAATGTGTCTCAAGCAATTGCTGTCCTGCATCCGAATCTAAAAGGAAATTACCACTCATTGTAATCTCCCCACCTTCTCCCTGAAGAGGAATGAAGGTTTTATGGGCTTGTCCCAAAGCAGAATCATCTGCAGTATCTTTAACGGAACCACTATATGCCCACACCATCATATCATTAACAGTAACGGCCCCAATTGACACTTTTCCTTTATATCCAGCTCTACCTGCCATAATTAATACCTTTCTAAAATTAGTTGTTTTCAATTTACGTTTTACTTACTATAATACGAAATTGGGACATCAAATCCCAAACGAAGATCCCTTTTTCCTCCCATCTGTTCAACATATACGGCTCATCATGTCTAGTCATACTAACCACTTTATAATTTTCAATATCCAACTCATCCTCGTCATCCGGTTCGTTAAATGCATCGGATATTTCCTGAAAAATATCGCATACTGCTTCTGATGATGGATCATCTGAATATATGTTAAATTGGATCAAAACATCCTCTTGATCTTCCGTGAGTGTACCCCCGCCGGTCCCCGTTATGATCCGCATCACAACATATGGAAATACAGCAGATGGAAGAGCTATAGTATTATAAAGCTCTGTAGCTCCGGATACATTCGCTTTGAAAAGGGTGTAAATTGCGTTAAATAATTCTTTAATCTTCCTTCCTCCTATTTTCTAATGTTCTCTTTCTATGTTTAATCCTCTTTGTTGTATGCTCCCGAGATTGTTTATACCCTTTTAATCCCGGAGCCCCCAAACGTTTCTGTCCTTTTTTAGCATGTTCAAAACAACAGAATTTCTTCTTATTTGTTATAGGAACTTCAAATACAATACTACAACCAGGCAAAAGGCAAAGCCTAAATTCTCTTGGAATACGCTGGCCACGCATTTTAGCTTTAGTTTCTTCAGAATGTGCTAAAGTTCCGTTTTCCTTCTTTGTTTGCAAACACCTTTTAATAGATTCTCTTGAATGGAAAGTGCTTCCCCCATGCCCCCCTTCAGCAAGATTGTACCCATTAGGAACTAAAGTATTATTCTCTTGAATATATAATTTTTCAAATCTCCCGGCATCTTTATAGGAAGAACAATTTTCTAAAACAATAAATTCAAAATTTTCTTTGCCATACTTTCTTATTGCTCTTCCTATGATAGAATCAGCACCAGAATGTTGTTTGAATCGACTACTTAAATTTTTTGTAATTCCAATATAAGATCTCTTTGTTATTACACAAAAGATTTGATATACAAAAACAGTCATACCTTAATATCCAAATTCATTTACTTTGCTCCGAATATCTTCTTAATTTTTCCTATGCTACCCAACAATGCAGGACGTAAAAAGGGCTGAGCACGTGTCCCTGGGTGATGCACTACTTTCACAGGATGCGAGGCACCAGGCCAAAACAGTGCTTTCTTAGTTTTTGGAGTAATAATATGTGGCTTCGTACCAAGTTCCACATGCGGTCCGTAATCTACATTCGTTCCGCAAACAGCCTTGTTTCCCTCAGTTTCACTTGTGATACTTCTGGCCAAAGTCCCTGTTTTTCTTTTACACAATTGTTTAGCTTTCCGTTCTACCACTAAGATAGCTTTTGTCAATCTCTCAGCTATCTCTTTATCTATTTCAGAAAGCAGATCATCGGTATTGTCTTGTATGTGCATTATTCTGATAATCCTAAATCTATCTTAAGATATCTATCAATTTCGTTCACATTGATTATATTTAGAATTTCGTATGTTTTCCCATCATATGTCACTCTCATATCCTGTGTAATATCTTGTATGGAGCAATACATGGTAGCAGCAAATAATTTCCCCATCTTCCCATATATTTTACCTTCAGATCCCGTGGCCCATTCCCATTTGCAAGGAAGATCAGATAGAAAGGTGGTTGGAACCTCAGTAGCACCCAAACCGATAACTGTGGAAACTACGGAAATAATATCCACTTTTGTTCTGAAAAAATGCTTCATTTAATTGACCATCCCATTAATAAAAACACCAATAGACGTTACACAGGCTCCTAATGCTACTGCAAGATATAGAAGTTTACCTTTCTGGTCTTCATTTATATGAGTAGATAACCGTCTATCTATATCGTTTACTTTTTGTGCTATTTGAATAAGCAAATCATGATCTGTTTTTTCCATTTTATATGGCTCCAAACACGGCCTTCCTGTTGATAAATGCTTTAAGTAAACGATCCGCTTCCAAAACTCCAGTAAGGAATTTTTCCTTCTTTATGGTGCGATCCCCAAACGTTTCTGATTCCAAATTAGAATACTGTGAATACAATGTACTGTCATTCTCAAATCTACACAGTATTACGGCTGCCTGTTTGATTGAGGGCGGTACAATCGAATGTCCTACGGTACAAGTTATCTCTATATTGTTCATACCCTTCTGAAACAACCCTGAATCATGATCTGATTGAAGAGCTGTCCAAGCAATTATATCCTCTGTATCCATATACACTGAATTATCATCAAATGTATAATAAGAAGTAGGCATTGTTTCCCCATGCACTGTGATGGATGAAACAGATAGCAATTTGTATCTATTTTTAGTGAAAAGGCGATTCTTTCCATTTCCATCTAAAACCAGTGTTTCGGTTTTGCTATAAAAGATATCATGGGTAACTTTCTCAATCATTTGCTCAACTTGCTGTATGATTGCTTTTTTCTCAGCATCGGAAATAGGCGTAACCCAATTATCTATATCCGTATCTGTAATGTAATTTACTACTGCTACCGGAGATACCGCAGGAGTACCTGTTCCAGATCCAGTTGCCATATTCTATTCCTTTGCCATTTCTTTACGTATATTCACAATGTGAGAGGAAATTATTTCTTTTCCCTTTTCTTCCGTTCGACCTGCTAGTAAGTAAGAAGGAAGCAGAATGCCTATAATTTCTTCCTCATCTTTATTAGCATGAAATAAATCTCTAATCTTCTGTGCTGCTCCCATAACCATTTTACCACGCACTTTAGGAGGTTCTAAAAGATCACCTTTGTTTCTGTAGTCCCCAATGAGCGTACGCAATTGCCCTATGATCTCCAGGTCAACCAACTCTTTCTGGGGCAATGGCACTTCTTCTAGATATTCCAAATTTCCTGTTAAAGGTAAATCGAACGGTTGCGTTTGCGGAACCAATAATGTCAACACATTATATTTATCCCGCTTGAATACTTGTAAAAGAGGAAGAGTGGAATTAGTACCCGCCATTCTACGAACCACATGTAATTTTTCTTCTTTAGCCAATGCTAATGCTATTTCTTTATCATCTGTACAACAAACAGCCATTTTTTCTATTTGAACAGTAACTTTTAGAGCTGCTATTTCTATTTCTCTAGCACCCCCGTAATTTCTCACTAAATACATATTATCTCTCCTATAAAAATATAAGTGGACCCCTAAGAGAAAGG